CTATGGCGACATAGTCATAGAGGGTCGTGATCCCAGCTATGACGATCTACTGACACTGCCTGTAGTGCGTTGGCTACATCAAAAAGTAGGACCACTGAACTACCCTAGAGAACCTAGAGAGATGCTCAACGGCCTGGGATGGATCATAGTAGCAGATTGGAACATGCTAGAACATTGGAACAGGCCCCGCTGTCATGTGCTGTTCGATCATGAGCCTACAACACAGTTAATTACAGAATTTTGGATGAGATTTCAAAGATGACACAGAACACCACAACCGCAGTTACCAACGTTAATTTGCCACAGCCAGGTACCCTAAACGTACAAAAAGAACCTAAGATCAAGACCGTGGAAGTGGGTCCATTCCGACTGCCCGGAGTCAAAGTTGACCTTAACCAATACTCAGAACAGGAAGCCCAGGCTCTAGCTGATTTTGCCCGCGAATCGGGCGCTTACCTACGGGAAGATGGACTTTACAGTTGGAAATCGGCGGCCAAACGAGATTGGTTCATACTCAAATACAGTTGACAAATCCTGTAAATAACTGTATAATATTCTATTATCAATCACCAAAACCTAGGAGCCGATATGGAATCATCAATGTTGTTAGAACTGGTACTTTGGGCTGCTGTGATCTGGGCTGCTTATCGAGTGGGTCAGCTCAGCATACTCATGCCCATACAGCGTGTGTTGACCCGTGTGGCTGCTGAACAAGGACAGACCTTGGATCAGCTATTGATGGACGTTGAAGGGTCCGTAACGGATCCCAGTCAGAGCAAAGAAACACCATTGGTCATAGAGCGTGTGGACTCAAAGTACTATGTCTATGAAGATCAAGGGCAGTTCCTAGCACAGGGCGAGGACTTTGATCAACTGTTTGCTGACATACGTGATCGATTCCCTAACAGGAACTTCCGTGTGCCTAGCACACCCCAGGGCTTCTCAGCAGAAGAGGCTGGACGTATGACCCAGAGCATCTTCCGTGTATTTGGAGAGAAACATGGTTAAACCTGGTTCGATTTGGTGGGCGTCAAATGGAGATCATTTCCGTGTCATAGCACGGGTCGAAGTCCAAGGTGAGATTTGGGTACAGTATATCAACACCCGCTCACTGATAGAGTACAGTTGCCTAGAAGTCAGTTTCCTATATCGTTTTAGAGAAAATACCAATCAAAAATGACCCTACCCGACGAACGATATCGTGCCGTTAAAATGGCTGAACAATTACTTCGAGAACTCTGCGACCCTAACCTGACTCCCAGAGTTCCTAAAATCGTCAGACAACGAGCCCTCGGATGCCTTAGACATTATCCCTCTACCTGGGATCTGGATCGCGTCGCAGAAGCTAGGCCAGATGTGTTCCAAAGCCAGATGGAGCCGGTGACCCGACTCTTGGCACAATGGGAACAGCGGCAAGCTGATAAATAACTGTACTATGCCACAGAAACAGGAATTCCGACCATTTTACGCTGTCTTAGCCTGGAGCCCTAGCCGCAACAGGCTTCTGCGCGAGTTCAATGAAGCAGAACTGCGCTACAAGATAAGACTCACTGACCTCAGCAGGGCCACTCAGCAGAGCCAGGCTTTCGCCCAGAGATTGAACCAAGAACGTAGGCTAGGCGCCCAAGATTGGCAGCCTCGCACACAGCTGATCACTGATCAGGGTCGTTTTTTGGTACGCAAAGACACCAGCTCAGACTGAGTCACTGTAGCCTTATCCAGGTCGCAGTCTGCTCAGTACACTGGGCTAGGACCACATATCGATCCGTGAGATCATCCCAGACAATGTGCCAGATACAGACTATGCTAGCAGAATCGAGATCGTGTAGCCATTCTAGAGTCCTAAGATCAACGTCAAAACACTGTAGTCTACCCATGACACTGCCTATAAATATATGAATATTTATTGAACCAAAAGGACGGAAATTATGACCATATACGGCGGACGACTAGGCACTCCACAGATCCTAGCTACCACAGACCTAACTGAAGTATACTCGGTGCCCATTGACTACTGGGGCATTGCCAATGTCACACTGACCAATCGAAGCTCCAGCCTAGCGCCCGTGATCAAGATCGCCATCTCTGATTCTATCACACCCGGTGATGAAGAATACATAGAATGGAACACAACTATAACTCCCCGGGGTATCCTAGAGCGCACACAGTTGTTCCTACAGGCAGGGCGCAAGATCCTAGTACAGACCACAGAAGCCAACGTAGTAGCAGTCACAGTCTATGGATTCTTACAGGACACCGTGATAGTCAGCGAAGAACAAGCGAACCCATAAAGATCATAGATAATAGGGACCTGAAATACCGGTCACATGCTGTGAAAAGTTGATGAGGAACAGTGTAGAACGGGGGTCTGAAGGCGCCAATTCTACGACCCAACCCACAGTGTATTCAGTGATGCGAGTTCGATACATAGGGATATCATAGCCTGAATATTGACAGTATTGCCACAGGCGCTCAATGACACTGTCCGAGTGGCTCTCTACGAGATAGTAATTTCGCTCCATACAGTGTATTTAACCATTGGCCCCGCTGCAGGCTCCCAACAATAGCTACAACAACTAGCCAACGATCAGGCCCCGCTGCGTGAGTCTAGACATAGCCGCGAAGCGGTCAGCGGCACAAAAATTTTTCCCTTGGCTTTAGATCGGCAGCAAGAACAGCTGACACTAAACCGTTAAATATCAGTGATCCAGGAGCGAACCAATGATCAACAACCAATCCGCTGCTAAGAGAAGTCTAGTGTTAAGATCAAGAGATCAATACAAGGTCTTAGATCTATGGTCAGAGTCAATAGTGCTAATCACTACCAGTAGATCAGTGGCTGAATACTGGGCTAGGCGTGTAGACCTCTGTGAGCATCGCGTACACTATGACATAACAGATCACGACCGACGTGTAGAATTATGGCAGCAGGATCAGAGACAGTGAATCATATAACGGTCTAAGCGTAAGCATAAGAAAAAGTGAGTGAACTGTTAGGGCAGTCCGGAAGCTGTGAACACAGTGGAATGTTGACAGTTCGAACTGTACAGCAAAGAACCTGCAGAGAAAAAGAGTCTTGGGTATGGGTATTGAAAAGCAGGGATAGCGTTGAAAACCCCGGAAAAGCAGGGAAAAGCACAGAAAAGTATTTGAACTATGCCTCTCGCCGGTGTGGACCGGTCAACCTTTTTGACAGTAAAAAACCGGTGTTGACCACTTTTTGTGGCTGAAAATCCACGATTTCGGTCACGACCGGAGACCTAAAACCGGTACTGACCGGTGGCCCTAGACAAGAATAGTTCGCAATAACCGGTCAGTACCGGTAATACAATTAAGAACTATTCGCAATAACCGGTCGCTACCGGTGATCGTAATAAGAACGATTCGCATTTAGGGAAGACCTAGATAAGAATGATTCGCATTTAGGTGGGGGATCTCTGTGGCTCAAAAGCCACACCGGTCACTACCGGTCAGTTAGTTAGCACCAACTAACTTAGGTCTGGGTGGTGGCAGTCGACGTCCATCCCGGAATTGTAGTCCTTCGAAGCTATCTGTCCTGGAGTTTTTTCTTGTTGTTTTCGCTCTCTCAGTGTCTTTATTATACTGCCAAAGCTCTAGATTGTCAACCGGTCTGTACCGGTTTTCGGTCATGACCGGTGTTGTATTTCTGCCACAGGCGAGTGCGGCCGGCCGGTCGCGACCGGTTGACGGATTGAGCTTTTGAGCATACAATAGACATATAGTAAACAAAAAGGAGCGCACTATGTCTACTGCAATTTACTCTGCTAATATTGCACGAGCAAAAGTCATTTATAATAAACGCAAAGAGACTTATGTAATTAAAATCGCTTTTAATGTCACAGAGCGTAAGAAAAATGGTGAGTTTAAACTGCCTAATAAATGCGACTTTGTCTCGGGAGATTTTAATTATGAAACATTTGAGTCAGATAAACAGCGTATTATCTCTCAGGCAAAACAGCAATTAAGCACTGATCTTATTGAGTTTATCTAATAATTAATCAAAGGCCCTGTCCAGTATAGGGTCTTTGGTTGACAACCGGTCACTACCGGTGCTATACTATAAGCATAGTGAAGGAGCGAATCGTGGCAAGAACTCGTAAAATTAGATCGGACTGTAACTACATCATCTACGAAGCGGTAGATGAGCGGGGCGAGAACTACATTGGACTCACACGTAAGTCACAGTCTACAGTCGCAAAGAGTGTTCTAGAACGTTGGCGTAAGCATAAGAGCCGTGCTCGTAACGAGAACCGATTGTGGGCCTTGTATGTCTACTTGAAGACTGGCGGGCTTGATCTAGCATGGGAACACCGTGTTCTAGAGATCGTGCGTGGGCGCAAGGAAGCCTATGCTCGTGAGCGCGAGCTTGTCAAAGAGCTTGAGCCTACACTCAATGATCAGTACTTATAAGGAGAAAACTATGGGAACACCACTATACATGGAATTGGGAGATGCTTGCCGTATCGTGCAGGAATACAGTGAAATCCACACTGGGGGCGATGTCTTGGCCGCGCTCAAGGACATGGAGTTCTGCTACGATGACCTGGACAAAGAGGACAGGGTTGCCTATACGATGTTCATGGCCGCAGGGCGCAAGATGTTCGAACCCGCATAAAGAGGTTGACAACCGGTCATGACCGGTTGTATAATTAAGGCTACAGTGAACGAACAAGGAGCGAACGATGTTTAAACTATTGTCAACGGCTAATCCTAAGATCCAAAAGGGCACCAAGTTGGGCTATCTCAGCTTTATCCTGCACCTTGCGCCAGCTGACTTGAGTGGTCGGGAGACTTGCCCTAAGCGAACTGCCGGTTGTACTTCAGCCTGCCTTAACACCGCAGGTCGTGGTGGTATGTTCAAACGTGGTGAGAACACCAATGTGATCCAAAAAGCTCGCATCCGCAAGACACAATACTTCTTCGAGAACCGCGATGCTTTCATGAGCGATCTCGTAGAAGACATCATGCGAGCTGTGAACTTCGCTCGCCGCAAGGGCTTGACGCCCGTGTTCCGACTAAATGGTACTAGTGATCTTGCCTGGGAGAAGTACCCTGTTCCGATGCATGGCAAGAACATCTTTGACGCTTTCAGTACACTACAGTTCTACGACTACACCAAGGTCCTGGGCCGTAAGGTCTCAGACATCCCTAACTACCACTTGACGTTCAGTGCCGCAGACGGCAACGATGCAGATGTGCAGAAGGCTGTGAGTGCGGGCATGAACGTGGCTGTGGTGTTTGACAAGCTCCCTGAGTCTTACATGGGCAAGTCCGTGTTCAATGCCGACGACACAGACCTGCGCTTCCTGGATCCTAAGGGTGTGGTGCTTGGGCTCAAGGCCAAAGGTCGTGCTAAGAAGGACACTTCGGGATTCGTGCGCCGCACAATACCCATTGCTGTGGCATAAAAACAACAGCCAAATAGTGGTTGACAACCGGTCATGACCGGTGTTATACTAGCATTACAGTGAAAGAAAAGGAGCGAAAATGTATACAGTAGAAGTCTACAAGCGAGATCGTCGTGTTAAGTCAGGTGAGCGCTTGGTGCGCAAGACGGATCATAGCTCGCATGATCGCAACCTCTTGGAGCACCTGTACAAAACCACTTACTTCCCTTCAGAGGGCTATCGTTTCGAGATCCACGAAACTTGGGTAACCCGTAAGAATATGATGGGTGGGGCTGAATTCCGAGAGCGTTACGATACACCCTACTATTGCAGTCCTAGTTCAGAATCGTATTGGAGTATGTGATATGATGTGTCCTCATTGTACTAGCAAGATACCATTTGCAGCCACTCGTTGTCCCGAGTGCGTCACAGAGTTCACTTTGGGCGAATTATGGGCGTGGAACCTGAAAATGACCTTGATCAGCTGGCTTGTAATAGCCCTAGCGATCATAGGGTTATTTTGGCTCTTCGGTTGACAACCGGTCATGACCGGTTGTATAATATACATATATTGAAACACAAAGGAGCAGAAATGAAAGAGCTGAAAGAGTTTGTAGAGCGTGAGAACAAGTGGTCCGCTATCTTCGGTAGCCCTGCACTGAGCTTGTCGAGCGCTAAAGACCGCAAGGCAATCGCTGGAAAGATTGACTCTTGCTTGAGCCCAGAGAACTTGAGTTGTGACGGCGAGATCAGCGCCGCTGAAGTAAATCGCAAGTTCCGCTTCCTCACTAAGGCTGCAGAGCAGTTGATGAAGTTAGATCCTAGTGTAGAGATACACGAGTACTATTAAGAAGACAGCATGAAATCAGTGACGCATCCAGATGGTGTTAGACGTATCACAATGAAGATGGAAGTGGCAGTGGATGTTGAAACACTGACCCTCTACGCATTGGATATGGTCAAAGGGGAAACCGATCCCGTGGGCATCATCTTGGGTGCTAACAAACGCGAGATCTTTGCCCTGGCTCGCGCCAATGTCCAAAGCTATGGCAAGGACACTGCCCTGCAGAACGTACCACAGACAGTGAGCAGAGAAGACCTAGTAAAGGTACAGCAGCATATCCGCAGCGTGTTTCCGGAGATTGATTAAATGAAATTGGATTTGTTTCGCAGGCCCGTAGTATTGTTCGACCCTAGTAATAAACAGCACCGCAGAGACTATGGGCAGTTCCTCAGCACTGGGGCGTGGCGGCACACTGATGTCCGTTACGTGATCAACGATGTCGCGGGTGATCTACAGGCCCGTATCCAACGGCAGCTCCTAGAGTACTACATTGATCGCGAGTTTGTGGCAAAAAAGCCACAGAAAAACAGTGGTTGACAACCGGTCATGACCGGTGCTATAATACTTGTATAGCGTAACAAAACAGGAGCGAAACAATGTTAACAAACGCACAACGAGCAGCTCGCCTGCGTATGGCCATTGAAGCTCTGCATAACGCAGATGCTTGGGTCCAAGAAGCACTGGGTGCCACTGATAGCTGCTATGACACTCACTGTGGTATTGAGGAATTAATTGACGATCTACAAGCAGATATAGAGGACTTGGAAGCCCGTGCTGAAGGAGGTGTGCTGTGAGCGTAGAACGAATTGCTGCCCTGGAGAAGGTGCTGGACGACTTGGATGCCGCTTACCACACTCTGTTTGAACTGGGCTACACTGCTGAGGGCAACGCTGTGATGGGCGCTGCTGAGAGGATTGAGGGCAAGATCATGGACCTTGAAGAGGAGGCTGGACTGGTATGATTTTAGCAGACACCCTTAAACTGTTGACAACCCAGACGCCCACTGGGCTTACACAGATTCTTAAGGCCAGTGGATATCCCGGCTGCTTCTTCAAGCGGTCAGAGTTCCTGGGCATAACCAACGGTGGAGACTTCTGCTACAAGGTTACGTACCACGACGATGCGGGCACTGGCGAGGCTGTGGGCAAGGTCTTTGTCAAGTACGATCACGCGACCCATGCTATGACCGCGGATTTTTAATACCCGTACGCCCTGTAGGGTCTTTGAAAATAGTGGTTGACAACCGGTCATGACCGGTGCTATAATAGCATTACAGTGAAAGAAAAGGAGCGAAAGATGAAATTTACCAGCATTTATGACATGGTTGACGAGATGAACGACATGGCTCTGCGCACCGTTCGTGAGACTATGGAGCCCTGTAAGGCCTCTGACTTGGGCTTGGATAGCCGTGCTGGCTATGCGCTGTTTGTCAACGAAGACTGTATCGCTGTAGAAGGCGATGGCCATGCCCTGGACTACTACGGTGGCTTCGAGTATGTAGACAAGGAATATGTGCGTGTGGTAGGTGATTGGAAGTTCTATTTCGCCGATGACGATCGTGTGCGCGATCATATCGAAACTTATTTTGAAAAGCAGGGTCTCTGCTCCAGCGAGGAGATTGAATAATGGAAACCGTAACCCTTCGTGGTCAGGACTTTAAAACTGTACACAACACCCTCTGCGAGCTGCGTTCGATCCAAGAAAGGCTCACGGGTGTGATCAGCAATGATCTAGCGGATCGACTACATAGTGTGGTCAAGGGGTTTGAGCACGGGCTAGCTGACGCATATCAACAAGACAATGCGGCATTCGACGCCAAGCACGACCACTACAACGAAGTCAGGGAACAGCTGGGCTTGACCACCATTTGGTCGGTCTACGATGTAAAGAATCTCAATGAGCGCCATCCGTTTGAGGGTGCTACAGAAGTCCTGTACAAAGATCATTGGGGACAACGGGCTATTTCCAAGCCCGTCGTTGGCAGCACATGGGCCGCGCTCTATGTAGCCGCTAATGCCTGTATCCGTGATTCAGGCGACGATCACCATATTTTTATCGAACAGTTTGTAGCAGATCAGCCACAGCCCGGAGTGCTTCGGTTGACAACGGGCAGCTGAGATCGTATAATAGACGTATTGTTTAACACAAAGGAGCGAGCAAAATGGGTACACGATCTTTCGTTGGTGTGATGGTTGGTAACAAAGTCCGTGCCGTCTACGTGCATTGGGATGGCTATTTGGACGGTGTTGGTGCTGCTCTGCAGGACTATACTACACAGGCGGCTGTTGAGGCCTTGATCGCTCCAGGCGATCGTAGTTCCTTAGACGGCCCTTATTACAGCGAGCGCGGCGAGACTGGTGTTGATCCCAAAGAGTTTGATTCGTTTGCTGAGTTCTACGACTATGTCGAAGGCTGCTGGGGTGAATACTACTACATCTTCAAAGACGGTGTTTGGTACTGCGGTGACACTTACAGCGGCACTGGTCTCAGCAAGAAGCTAGTGTCCTACGCGGAAGCAGTAGAAATCCGTGAAGCAGAGCGTGAAGCGGAGGACGCATAATGACAAAAGAACAATTGATCGATGCTGTTTTGGCTCAGGTAGTCATTGATGTTAATAACGGCGATCTCACAGCCATCCAAGAACTGCTATTGTCACTGCCCAATAAAACCCTTGAAGCATATCTACCGGAGGTAACGATTGATGAGTAAGATGAGTGAACTAGCCTACGACATTGAGCAACTGTACATCGAAGGGCACAGTCCAAAGACGATCGCTTTGATCTTAGAGTGTCCGTTGGATGTAGTGAGTGCGTGGATTGAAGAAAACTCGCTGTATGCTGGCGAAGATGCTTACGATCCCTACGATACGATCAATAGCTAAGGCCCCGCTGTTAAGGAGAATGACTGTGATAGAAATCCATGGACTGAGTGCTCTAGAAGTTGAATTGGCAGACGCTATTTGGGCCTGCGATACCAAAGAAGACGTCCAAAAGTTTATCGCTGCTCTGCCTACTAAGTTCATGCGGGCTAGGGCTATTGGACTCTATCACACTATGTTGATTGAGGCTATGGATGCCGAAATGGAACTAGAGGATCTAAGTTTGGCGAAATCAGTGATTGAATCGATGAAGTAAACTGTTGACCTTATAGCTAAGATTATGTATACTAGTAACACGTTGATGATAATCAACACTAATACTAAAGGAAATAAAATTATGAAACGCATGAATCCAGAAACTAAGACCTTTAAGGTCTTCAACGCATTGTACAACGGTGAGAAGTTAACTGCTGCTGAAGCTCGCAAGCGTTTTGGCGTCGGTAATCTAGCCGCTGAAGCTAGTCGTATCCGTCAGAATGGTTATGCAGTCTATGCAAATACCCGCAAGGCAGGTAATGGTGTTACTGTTACCGAGTACGCATTAGGTCGTCCAAGCCGTGAGATTGTTGCTCTTGGCTATATGGCAAAGAGCTTAGGCTTGAGTCTGTAAAGAAATCCACGCCGCGAGGCGCTGATAGTCCTAGGATTCGCTCCCCTAGGCAAAAGGCAGAACCGATTCGCTCCCGGGGAAGCCACCGGAAGGCCCTTTAAGGGCCTTCCACCTTTTGTGGCACAAATACAACAGGTCAGGGGTTGACAACCGGTAGTGACCGATGCTATAATAGAGACATAGTAAGGAGAGCGAGATGATTGAAGTAAGACCGGGTGTAAACGAGTTCGAAGCAATCGTAGTCATGGACGATCTGCAGAAGAAGGGCATCCAGTATGCTACACTGACTCCGGGCAACGACTGCGTCTGGGCCTACTGGGGTAACCAGAATTGGTACTACATTTTCCGTGAGGGCCGTTTGGTTGACATCCAGATAGATTGAGCTTATAATAGAAGCATAGTAAGGAGCGGAAGATGAAAGTTTCAAAGAAGCAGATCGCTAAGTGGCAAGATCAAGAAGCTAAGAAGAGCGCCGGGCGTGTGGCCAACAACCTAGAAGCTGAAGGTTACGTGCGTGATCGCAAGACTGGCGAATACTACAAACCTCAAGAGGCTTTTGATCGTATGATGAACAAACCCGAGATCCAAGCTGTTTTTCGTCGACTGGCGGTGCGCTGATGCGACTAGTTCTTATTAGCCTAGTCCTAGCGGCACTCACTGGTTGTGCTACCAGCCGTGATATGATCGTAGGCTATAATACGGTCAAGAACGCTCGTGGCATTTCTGCCACAGGTCTACAAGAAGAACTCCGTAACCGTATGATGTGCATAGATCCTGCTCGTAGGACATATTGCCGTTGACAACCTGGCAGTTTGATGCTATAATAAAGACACTAAGAGAGCGAAAGGATTGTGAAATGGGCTACAAGGTACTGGGTAAATCGCAAGATATTATGCAGGGTTACGAGACTCGCAAGGGCCTCGAAGGACCTTTCAACTTTGGTGGGCGTGTGGTCTACTACGATCCTAAAGAGGGTCGCTACTGGGATCCGCGAACTGACTTCTATCTTGGACACGACGAAGCTCTTCAGATGTATGGTTTAATGGAGATGGGGTAATGAAAATTTCAAATAGAAAGAACGAATATATGGCTATCCTAGGTCTTGTAGTCCTTGTGGTTCTACTGATCATCTTAGGACCTCTGGCAACGATCTGGGCGATCAATACCCTTTTTCCTATTGTGGCTATTCCCTATACCTTTTGGAACTGGCTGGCAGTGATAGTCCTGGGTGCGTTCCTTAGGGCCAATGTCACGGTAAAAAAGGATTGACAAGCAGGATTTTTGGTAGTATAATATACATATCAACAGCAAAGGAGCGAAACTATGCCAAATTGGTGCAATAACAACATCAGTATCAGCCACGAGGACCCTACAAAACTTGAAGCCCTGGCTCAAGCAGTGCGTGAAGGTAAGTTCTGTAATCATGTTATTCCAGTTCCAGAGGATCTGCAGATTGTAGCAGGTCGAGTGGGTGCAGACGATAACGCTGAACAGATTGAACTTGAACGCAAGACTGCTGAAAATGTTCAGAAGTATGGGGCAGGCAACTGGTATGACTTCTGCGTTAGTCGCTGGGGCACTAAGTGGGATGTTGATGCCTACGAAGGTGAAAATGTTAAGGTGGAAAACGGTGTCCTTGAGTTTGGGTTTGACTCTGCATGGAGCCCACCCATAGGAATCTACGAGGAATTAGTTGAGCAGGGTTTTTCGGTTCGTGCATACTACAATGAGCCGGGAATGGTGTTCGTAGGCAAGTGGGAAGATGGTGACGACGAGTTCTACGAATATGGAGGTGAGACCTCTGCAACTGTTCGAGATGTGATCGGCGAGGAATTAGACGATATGTTTGGGATCTCAGAGTCTATGGCCGAATACGAGGAAGAAGAGAATCAAGAGATCGATCTCGACGGCGGTCTAAGTGCTATCAACGAATAAGTAATACTTTAGTTTGACGCTCCAGCCACTGGCCCTGCAACTCGCTTGGGATCCTCGCTGGGGCGTTCTTTTGGTTGACAGATTGGCAATTTGGCGCTATAATTAACACATGAACAAAACAAATGAAACAATTCAGTGGCTAGGAACAGCGTTTATTCTATCCATGTACGTGATCAGCAACTTCTTTCCGGGATACGATAACCTGCGTAATTCAGTGGCCCTAGTGGGTGCGGCTTGCTTCTTTACATGGTCGTATCGTGTGGCAAATAAACAACAGATGATCATCAACGGTGTAGCAATAGTCCTATGCGTTGTAGGGTTATTCAAAGGTTTGGCTTGACACTGTAGCAATTTGGTCTTATAATAGATACATACTGAAACAAAAGGAGCTCGAAATGAAACAAAATCTTGGCGCTGTTGGATTCGTAGTTGGACTGTTAGGTGCGATGTTTGCTGTTGGTGGGGTTGAGAATGCCCAAACAGTCCAGGAATGGGTTATTGTTGCTGGGGTAACTGTTACTAGCCTCATGCTCATGCAGGTAGGAGTTTGGATGCTCAACGACAAAATTTGACATCCAAAATAGAATAATATTGGTTGACACTAAACTAGTTTGGTGTTAAAATATTGATACTGCGAAAGGTTCGCAGACTTTTTAAATCACACAGAAAGGCACACACATATGGCAACCGATAAACTGTACACTGTAGCAGGCACTTCTACTCTCAATGGTGAGACTAAGACTCGCTTCGCTAACGATACCATGCGTATCAAAGTCTTGGCTAAGAACGGTCATACCGACATCCAACTGGCAGAGCTGCCCGAGGCAATGACCAAGGTAGAAGCTGCTAAGTTCCTGGCAACGTTACCAGAGTTCGCAGGTGACGAAGCACAGGGTGCGATCGCCGAGTATTTGGCTAAGCATGACAAGCAACCTAAATCACAGGTCAAGAAGGCAGTAGCCAGTGTCAAGGTTCCTAAGACTAAGACTGCTAAGGTCTCTTCTCCTAAAGTTGACCTCGACGACATGGAAGACGCCCCGTTCTAAGTTAGGGATCATAGGGGCTTGACAACAGGCCCTTTTGGTGCTATAATTTACACATACACACAGAAGGAGCGCATCAATGATATCACATCTATTTGCATTCGCACTGGGCATTGTAGTAGCCACCATAGGCATTGTGCCCATGGCGCAAGTTGCTGACACGGGTGTTCAGAAATTACAAGAAACCGTAAGACAGGCTACTAAGTAAAAGACAATCGCGACTGTGGTGAAATAGGTAGACACAAGAGACTTAAAATCTCTCGCCGCAAGGCGTGCCGGTTCGATTCCGGCCAGTCGCACCAAGTTTTAGGGCCTCTAGCTCATGTTGGTTAGAGCAGTGGACTCATAATCCATTGGTGCGGAGTTCGACTCTCCGGGGGCCCACCACTTTCTGACCGTAGCTCAACTGGATAGAGCAACAGCCTTCTAAGCTGTAGGTCGGGGGTTCGAGTCCCTCCGGTCAGGCCAATCAAAGGTGTTGTATTTCTACAACACCTTTTTCCATGGATTTTGGTTGACATTTTGGGCTAGATGCGCTATAGTATGTTTTTACTAGGAGCTGTTATGTACAACCAAGTCCTGCTAGCTGAGTTTGCCGCTAAAAACAACCTAACCCTGTTCCAACTGGTAGAATACTGGAACTTTTTCGACGAGGGGGCTCCGGATGACGTTGTCCAAGCCTACGAAGCTTTCTTCCAGGAATTCCGGGCCCAAGTGGATGACGCTGTTCGCTTAGGTAGTTGACAGATTGGAATTTTGGTGCTATAATATACACATACACTAGCAAAACAGGAGCCGAACATGAAACTACTAATCACTACGCAGGTCCAGGAAAACTACGGTGCCCACGATTGGGACGGAGTTGGTGAGTGCCCCCAGTACTGGAAGTTCAAAGGTGGGCATGACTATGCGGTATTGAACGTTGATGAATGCGACATGATCGATGTGATCGTGGATCGTGTGCGTGGGCAGGTTGAGTGCGACAACGTGGGCTTCCGCGAGTACATCTTAGGCTACAAGCTGGTGGCTGATGACTACCTCACAGAGTTTGAGCGCAGTCAGCTCGAATACGACGGTGAGATTTTTTATCCAACTCAGGTATTGGAAGTGGTTGACAAAGTCTTGGTTTGAGTATATAATAGACACATACACTAGCAAATTAGGAGCGAAACTAAATGGCTTATATTTCCGCAACAGACGTCAAAGCAATCCGTACAGAACTCAAGCAGAAGTTCCCTAAGTGGAAGTTCGCGGTACGCAAGGGCTCAGGTAGCCTGTCAGTTGATGTTAACATCATGCAGGGTACCGAAAGCTTCGATGATCATTTCAGTAATGGACGTCGTTATGCACAGGTTAACCAGTACTGGATCAAAGACCATTTCAAAGACGCAGGTGAGTGTAAGGCTATTGAGATGATCAATGAGATCATGCATAATGCTCCGGGTCGTGCCGATCCTAGCCGTAAGTATTTTGATCACAGCGATGCAATGACCGATTACTTCCACACTGCCTTCTACACACACTTGAGCATTGGCAAGTGGGATCAAGATTATGTCTGCATAGAAGGTTGACAGTTTGGCAGTATGGCAGTATAATAGACACATAGACAGCAACAAGGAGCGAACCATGCAAGCTAGAGAACTTAACACACAAGAAGCCCCAACTAAATGGTTTGCCGCGCAGGATGCTCGTATGCGTAATATCGCAAACAAGAGTCGATACCCAGAAGCTATCCAGCGTCAGATTGATCGTATGATGATGGTTATGGACATGGTCTATGCCGCTAAGGGCGTCTACGAAGCCTACGGTAAAAAGGGTGTGTCAATTAAAGTTGACGGTGCGATTGTAAAGGATCGTAGCAATCTGCAAGCTCTGGAAGCTGAATGGAACACCAAAGGATTCACCAAAAAAGTCAGCCGACAGGGTGTGATTTATCGATTGACAGCCGTTTGATTTGGCTGTATAATTAACACATAGACACACAAAGGAGCGAATGATGAGCGTTAGAGAACACATTGAGATTGATACCCGACACGGTTATCCATATGATCGCGGCATGGCAGACAGCTACTACGGTCGCAAACGTCAGCCTCACTACTACCCAAATGGCACCTACAACGAGCCACGCATCAGCGGCAAAGACATGACGCCCGATGAGGTTGTTGCCTATAATGCAGGCTACGATGACAACGAAGAAGCTGGCGACAAGAAGAACTACGAATAACCCATCGATTGACAGGGTTATTGATTGATGCTATAATTAACACATAATAAGAAATAAGGTTGCTGAAGTAAAGAGCACATAAGGACGCTGAGGAACAGTGTTAACGCCCTAGAGGAACTGGGGCACTTAGGTGGGGCAACGGTTGACAGAGCAGTAAATTGGCAGTATAATTAACACATAGTAACACAAAAGGGAGCGACCCAAATGGCTAAATCTAAATATGACAACTTTGCTGGCTTTGACATGAACGAAGCCTGTGACCACTTTGACTGCGAGAAGCAGGCTAACTGGAAGAAGATTGGCAAGTTCATTGTAGCAGATGGACAAGAGTATGTGAATGTCATGGAGAAAGAGTTCGACTTTGAGGACACTACAGACAGCGAGTATGCGGCCTTTGAAGCAGGTGTTAAATATGCGCTTACCAAGATGAACGAGGCCTTTGAGGCAGCAGGCGTAGACCTACAGGTATGCGAAGTGGACCTGGTAGAGAGCATGGGCTTTATGTTAGTGCGCTGTGACGATGAGCCAGAAGACTTTGTCAAACGAGTGCTGAAGAAGCCTGTATTAATGGTTGACAGCTGGATCTAATGGCTGTATAATACATACATAGACAAGCAAGGAGCGAACCATGCAAGTACACTTTATCAACACAGGAACCAAAGAGGACTTTGGTTTTAGAGAAGTCAACGTAGAAGCCTTCAAGTTGGACCATGACAATGCACCCTATTGCATCGTTAGCAATCCATTTTTCCCCGGCGAGAGTCTACGTGCAGAGTACAACTTCTACAACGACTGCCTGCAATGGGTGGTTGACATAGATTGATTTTGATAGTATAATAAACACTTCAACAACGCAAATAGGAGCGAAACTATGAACGTAAGCCAAATCAACTCTGCGATCGTAACAGGTTCATTCACCAACGAAGAACTCAGCTCGATCATCGACGCTGTGAAGTTCGCCCGCAACCGGCTAGCCCAGACCATGAAGTTCCAGGTACGCGAGGGCACCAAGATCCGGTTCCATTCCACCAAGCGGAACATGACCGTAGAGGGCGTAGTGACCAAGATGGCCCAGAAGTATGCCACGGTCCGCACAGATCAAGGCCTGTGGAAAGTGCCTGCGAACATGTTGGAAATCGTGGCGTAAATACCACAACAGACCGGTTGACAAAGGGCCGGTCTGGTAGTATACTAATGAAACTGGGACAACGAACTAAGGAGCGAACTATGAAAGCGACAGTAATCCAAACCCAACTACAGAATGCCCGTGCTCGTGTAGCAGAGCTTGAGGCTAAATTCGCAGAAGCACGACTCAGTGAACTCCAGAAGGTCACTATGACCAAGAATGGTGAGACCATCACACTGAAGTTTGGTTCCAGAGTGATCAAGGCCAAGAAGCCCGCCCGTTTCAACGATCGCTACAACCTCACTGAAAACGGTCGTAGGATCGCTACTGAAGTCTTCGGTGGCATCCACGACATCCGTTTTGCCATCGCCCTGGGCGAGATCTAAGGGGTTGACAGCCTGGCTGTTTGAAGGTATAATACTAACATCAACAACGCAATAGGAGCGAAACTATGCAAGAACTTACTGTAAGCCAAATCCAAGCCGCTGTACGCGAAGCCAAAGAAGCTGCCTATGAAGCCGCTGATCAGTTCTTCAAAACCAAGCTGGGTGGACGTGATCAGTACGCCTGTGGCTTTGCTTGGGTCAACATCTACAGTTTCCGGGGTGAAAAGATCAAAGGTAACACTAAGGTGGGCCGTGCTATGAAGGCCGCAGGTATCCGCCAGGACTACACCAAGGCATTCCAGATTTGGAACCCTTCAGGCTACGGTTGCCAGAACGTAGATACCCTGGAAGCAGGTGCTGAAGCGGCCGCTGACGTGTTCAAGAAGTATGGCTTCGAAGCCTACGCTGGTTCACGTTTGGACTGACAGATCATTGACAGAGGCTCAGTCCTCTGTTATAATAGACACTTGAACAATTAACAAGGAGCGACAAATGGCAAAATCCAAACTAGACACTAAGCCCCAGGGCTATCGTGTTATCAGCCTGGAGCAAGACACTCCACAGCAATCAAAAGAAACTGATGCAGAAATCATTGAACGTCTGCGTGAGCGCTTTGAGATCCTAGAAGACATGACCCGTGCTGTCAAGAAGGGCGATGTACGTGCTATGATCGTTTCGGGTGCGCCCGGTGTAGGCAAGAGCTACGGTGTTGAGAAAGTTCTGGCTAAGCATACACTGATGGCAGATGTAGCAGGGGACGAGAAGCTCAAGAAGTTTGAGATCGTTAAGGGTGCAATGTCAGCTATTGGACTCTACTCAAAGCTCTACGAATACTCAGCTGAAAAGTGTATCCTGGTGTTTGATGACTGTGACTCAGTACTGCTTGACGACTTGAGCTTGAACATTCTCAAGGCAGCTTTGGATACAAGTAAGCGCCGTATGATCCATTGGAACACCGACAGCAGGCTCCTGCGTTCAGAAGGTGTGCCTAACTCATTTGAGTTCAAGGGCGGTGCTATCTTTATCACTAATATTAATTTCCAAAACATCAAGAGCAAGAAGCTACAGGATCACTTGGCAGCATTGGAAAGCCGTTGCCACTACATTGATCTCACTGTACACGGCGAGCGCGAGAAGATGCTGAGGATCAAGCAGATTGTCAGCGATGGCATGCTTGAGGAGTACGAGTTTACTGACCAAGCTCAAGCTGAGCTCATTGACTTTATTGATGCCAACAAGAAGCGTTTGCGTGAACTGAGCCTGCGTACAGTACTTAAGACAGCAGACTTGATGCGTACATTCCCAGGCAACAAGTGGCAGCGTGTAGCACAGATCAGCTTGATGCGTTAACTTGCATGTAGTGCTAGGGCTGTAGCGTATACAGCTCTAGCATAGAGTAACCTGTAGAGTAGATTCGCTCCCGAAATACAGGCCCAGTCCGGAGGGAGTTCCGGACATCCGATCCCCAGCATAAATCCGATTCGCTCCCGGTTGCTGGGGATTTTTTTTGACCATCGGTCGGCGATGAAAAAAAATAATTTCTCGAGGGGTCGGGGTATATAAAACAAAAACTGTTGTAAAAAAACAACAACTGTAACACCTGTTTTTTTCACCTATACTGGTGCAAAATCACCAGGGGTGGGGAAAAATACCCGGGTATTTAATTTTTTGTATTTTTATTTTTTCATTTAGAAAATCCTGCCTCGGACCCTAGCGCACACTGGTAAGAAAGCCCCGAAGTAAAAACTACCCCGGGGCTCCCCTAAGTACTCCACAAATTTTTTTTGCGCAGAATTTTTATCTTGGGCTGTAGACCCCTTCTAGCCTAGCGTATACTGTAGCGCCGCCATCTAGTGTGTTAAACACATAGCAGTGCGTAGTTCCTTCTTCAACTTCATTATTCCAATTACTACTGTCATTGTACAAAATGGTGCCGCCTACAGTGGCAAATTCTAAGTTAACACGAGTGCTGTCATCCTTGTTACTGGTCAAGTATAAGCGTAGTTCAGCGGCTCTAGGATCTTCTGATTCCGGCCATCCTGTTAATGTTATTATCACATGCTCGTATACCAGCCATTGCTGAACCTGGCCCTGCTGCCAATCTACTGTAAAGTCATCCGTTTGTGCTGATTCTGACAGTATCGCTGATACTGTACATTTGGTTAGTTCACCGTCTATGAGTTTAAGACCGCCAAAATCATTGTCATTATTCAATCTAGCAGCGGTAGTCTCTAGATCGGTGATTTCATCGTGTGCTATATCTAGTGCAGTTTTGATCACTAGATAATTGTCACGGAAACCCTGTGTTGAATTGTCCTTGCCAGCTTGTGGATAGGCAGTATTCAAGCTCGCAGTATTGATGTCACTCATAGTATAATATCCTTTAGTGTTATTTATCAGCCATAAATACTCAATGAAGAAAACTAAAGTTGAAGACACTACTCTAGACTCCATATCCGATCTAGAGTTAGAACAGCAAGCCGATGCTATAGCACAAGCACTGTTAGAATTCTGTGAGAATCTTGAGCAGAAAGCTCTAGATCCATCTCTGCTTAATGCTGTACTACTGCGTGTGTTCTGTGAACGCATGGCTGATCTAGGTCATAGGCAGGACTTTGAAGAACTGCTAGAGATGGCCCTGGAAGAACCCTGGGACGAACATACCATACATTAAAAAGGCATTAACTCTGCAGTTAATGCCTGAATTTTTGCGCTGACCGCTGCGCGGCTTCGCCGCTAGTTACTCTGGGGCCTTGGGAATCCTACGCTCCAGTTCGTCCAAGCGTTTGATGACCTTTTCGTTGTGATCTGGGCCCCAGAAGTTGCCGTCTACCCAGTAGGTCTGGTAAAAGTCATAGCCCCCTCGCAGTGCGTTTAATGAGCTGATAGTGATAGCCACTATGATCAGGATCTTTAACCAGGAGATTTCTCGTTTCACACGTTGATCTGTTTCAATGCGGTCTACGATGCTCTTTTGATAGAAATGTGGGAATTTCTGATCTCGTTTGGCCGTATAGATCCAAGTGGTCTTGCCCAGTTCTAGTGTGGCCATGGTACCGTTGCGTCCGTTGGCCCGTTCCACGATCAATCTGACCTGATCGGGCTGTAGATTAGCTATGCTGAGATCTATGATCATGGGTATTTCAGTGCGTGTGATCACTACCACATGCGTGGTGATCTGCTGAGGTGTGTCACGGCGATGATCATAGCCCAGGGCGATCATCACGGGCGGATCTGCCCTTTTTACCATCAGTTGGCATTCTACGATCTCCGAATCTATGCCCTGATGTTTTAACAGTGTGCTGATCATGTCAGAGATCGAAAAGCAGTAGCCCGCGGCTCGAGCAATGACATCTGTGTTCCAAAGTTCTTTGACTATCTCTATCACGGTCTGATAGTCTGCGCTTTCTCTCAGTTCTTGATCATCTGTGAGCTTGAATGGTGCCAGTTGTTGATTCATGCGTATATCCTCTTTTACAGTATATTATATATATTTGATGTTGCTGACTGCTGCAACGATGTTGGTTAAATAAATCAGATCTAAGACTGTTGTTGATACAAACTAGCATCTAGGTGATAGACTGCAGCAGTTGTGCTGTCGGTGAGTGTTCTAATCCCCGAATAGATAACTTTCACCGTTGCCCAGGCCTGGCCGGAAACTGTGGCTGTTATAGTGTAGCTGTTGTCAATACCTCCTGCTAACTGATGCTGTGTTCCGGATACGCTGTCTATTTTAACTATCTGTCCAATGATTAGCCCTGCAATGTCGTCAACAGTAGGCACAGTGATCTGGATCGAAGCTTCTGATTCTATAGCAGTTACGGGAACTTGAACTATGTACTGCTGCCCTAGTTCTGTAGGAGTGTCTAAATTGACCACATCTCCCCAGTTGGCAATTATTGCTAAATTTTCGTTGGGTAAATCAGCGGCAACTATAAATCCTGCAGAATTAGTTAGATCCGCTGTGTCAGCAGGTATAACAGGTCTGTTGGTTAGATTGTTATAATTGCCGCTGAAAGTGTTGTTAAGTACCCAGGTTCTACTGGCAAAAATAATACGGTCAGCACCGTCACCGGTATACAGTCGTAGAGCACGATTATCTGCATCGTAAAAAATTTCTCCGCTGCTTCCGCCTAGTCTGTCTAAACTCTCTGAGGTTTTCTTTTGTAGTCTTATTGATCTACGAGGTAACTCGGCCATTATCTAAATCCTTGCTTAGAATTATATTTACCTTCAAAACGGGTCAGTTGTGCCAGATCCTATGTTGTTGAGAAATTGGCGTAGTTTAGTACTATCTGTTTGTGCTCGAACTTTAGGTACAGGTGTACCTTGTGTGGGATCAGTGATTACTTCTCCTGTGTCTTGATCAACTGTTGCTGTGGTGCTTTTGCGTTTGATATCGTCTAAGATTGCCGAACTCTTGGGACGATATTCATCTGCGCTGTCCAGTCCGGGATCAGTGATGCGTAGGGTATCAATGTCAAAGTCTAGATCAATTTTCATGCCTACGCCCGAACTTGAGCGAGTTTTCATCAACTGGATTTGATACTTGCCGCGCTCACGCATGGCTCTCGATGTAAAGATACCTATGACGTTGTCTGCTGTTTGAATCTTACTGAGGCCTCCCGAGATATGGCTGTGATCAAACTCTACTTCTTCTACAGCACCACGATTTAACTGAGCTGCTGTGACAAACACACATTGTTTTTCCATTGCCAAGTTACGCAATTCTTCTGCCACATATTTGTCTTTGACAAATAGATTTTCTGCTGAAATCTTCTTGCTTATAGGCAGTAATAGGTCCATGTAGTCTACCAGCAGAACATCTACCTTTTTACCCATCTTGATTTCATACTCTTTCAAATAGGCTCGAATGTCGTTAGTAGTTTTGCCCGAGGGCATGTACTTGACTTGGAATGCTCCGCTCTTCTTGCCTAAGATCTTAACCTTCATTTCAATGCCGTCGAGATCTTTAAAAATCTCTTTAGTGGACACACCTGTAGTCATGCTATCCACTCGCATACTGACCAATGCTTCACTGAGTTCTAGGGTCAAGTAGACTACATTAAGTCCCTGCAGAGCCCAGTTAACTCCGAGATTAGCTAGAAACAGACTCTTGCCTGCTCCAGATCCTCCTGCGAAAATATTAAGTTCTCCACGGTTCATACCTCCAAACAGTCTCTTGTCAAGAGTTTCCCAACCTGTCTTGACCTGTCCATTTTTATCTTTAAGACCTAACAGTCTGCCTTTGGGATCTGCCCAATAGTCGGTGCCTAGGTCTTTTTGTAGACCTACTTGCACTGCCTGTTTGATCATGTCTTCTACAGGGCCATAGTCACCCTCTTCCAACATATCTGCAGCCTTGAGAATGGCTCGTTCCAATCCCTTATGTCGAGTAAATGTTTCAAAATCAACCAACAACCAATCTAAGTGTTCATCTTTGAGTACCCCTGGATCTTTAAGTTCTGTCTTAGTGGCTGCGTTAACAATATCAAATGTAGGAATAGCATTGTGCTCTGCTACATAATTATTGACAAATTCTGCAGGTGCTTGTAGTCTCTTGTCAAATAGTGTATGATCAAAAATGCTTTGGCATCTTACAAATGTTTCTGCATCACTCATCATCATTTCAAGATAGAGTTTTTGAATGTCATAACCGTAGTCTGTGTTTTGTCTTGTTGTCATAGTTTATTATACACGAATTTCTAAATGTTTTACAGTGCCAAATTTATAATTCCACTCTCGATGTTTGGTGTGATACAAAACGGCGCCGACAGCACTGCTAGGATCGCCCGGATCAGCCAAACTCCATTGATATTTCCACATGGAAGAAATTTTTTGATTGGCTCTGCTGTTCATAGCACAACCTCCCATGTAGACTAGGCTATCACTGCCTGTTAGCTGTTTGGCTAGTGTCATTACCTTGATCACTTGTTCTTCAAACACCCTTTGTACTGCGGCTGCAATATCACATTGATCTGACAGAGTGTTAATAGTGTATGGCCAATCTAACACACCCCTATGAAGATTCTTAGTTAACTTAACAGGTCTCGAATAATCAAAGTAATCTTTAACTGTTGTATAGAATCTGTCAGGATCCCCTTGCTCTGCCATCTGTTGTAGTAGATGTTCCTGCTCAACAGGCTTTAAGTTTATCAATTGTGTAAATGCAGAATAAAACAAACCTAGGCTATTTGGATAACTGCTAGACCACAACCGTTTTAATTCTCCGTATTGCCCTTGCCATATACTAGCACATTCAAATTCTCCAATTGCATCTAGTACAACTACTGCACAATTATTAAAAGGACTTGTGTAATATCCTGCAGCAGCATGGCTAGCATGATGCGGAGTATATCGTAGTTGAGCGTATCCTAGTCCAGCCTGTTTAAGATAGTTTTTAGGCATGACAGAAAAATCAATTGCCCTATTCCACTGTCCTGCTCGTAGTTGTCTAACCTTTTTTAGCAAAGGCTTCTCGTACCAAAATACTTGACCAGGTCCACCGTTCTTAATTCCTTCTAGAATAATTGACCTATCTAGCTTATCTGAAGAGCACGATGACCAATTTATTAACCGGCCATTTTCAAAAACTGCTAGACTGCTACCGTGATTAAGTGCGTTTATTCCCCAGGTGATCATCTTTTTTTAATATCTTCTAATATTTGTATCTTTTCTTTATCACTGTAATGAGTCCATGCTGCAATTTCTTCTATGGTCCTTTTGCATCCTTCACAAAACTGAGTAGTCGGATTTATTTTACAGATATTTGTACATGGACTCTTAATCATTTATAGATAAAAGGATCCTGTTTTCTTAACTCTCTTAGTCGTGCTTCGAATTGTTTCTTTTCTTTCCAAGACCTTACTGGATGTAAAATCCACTTTAATAAGTTTCGCCAAACCATGATTTAATCCTTAGTTGAATTTTTAAATTGTTAAATTCTGCTGCTCTAATTATCGAGTATATTGTATATAGTCTACCGTACCGTCTGAGGGCATCATTAGCATCTTTGATATCATATGACCATTCAGGCATACTGACTCCCCAGCCTAACTCTAATGCACGATTAACAGTTCTGCGTCCGTTGTTATCTCTATCAGCTAACACTATCACCTGCTTACCCAATCGATTGATCAGCATAGCCTGCTTGTCCATGATGTCTGCCCCTAATATAGCAACACCACCGATGCTGAGCGCATCCATCGGTCCTTCTACTACTATAACAAACTTCGATGTTTCTAACTGAGCATCTAGATTAAACACGTATCCAGGAGTTTGATCGCTAAGATACTTTGGTTTACCTTCAGTTAGTTTTCTAGCTGTATAGCCTACATTTCTTCCTTGATAGAGAAAGGGAATTATAACACGATCCGGCATTTCTTTCGACCAATAGAAGGGATAGCTAAACATACCTACCTTTCTACTGTCAATGTATTCAACTGCTTGGGTTAAACCATCCGGAGTTATGTAAGTGTCATCAGTTAGACTTAAGAAAGTAGTCCATTCTTCGAAGCTTCTAGCATCTTCTGGTAGCGGTTTGTCTTCAAACACTGGCAAAGCTACAGCTTCGGCTATTTTCTGATCTGCTTCAATCTTTAAGGCTTCAAGAGTTAGTTTGTTTACTAAATCGTCTGGTGCACCTAACCAGCCTAGCAGTTGACGCATTTTTCTAGACAAGTGCCTGCCTAGAACATAGCTAGATTTAAATCCACAGTTAAAACAGTGATAGCTACAACCATCGCCGTTTCTAATTATACCTGCACGTTGTCTAGTGTCTGGAGTATTATTGTTGTGTATACAGCAGACAGCATTAAACTTAGTCCACCCACTTGGGGTTTGACGACGTTTAGCTGGAAGGTACGAATAGATTGCATCTACAATATCCATGTAGATATTTTAGTTTCTTACAGTAATTTTGTCAATTATTCCGGTAGAATTTTCTGGAAATCTTGCTCGAATGTAAGTATAAGGCCCAGACAATGTTATTGTTTGAGTAGCACCATCGACTATATTGATCGTAGCTGCCGTGGTCCAAAAATTACTAGATGCTGTACTAACATCTGTAGTACCTTCGATGGTCACTAGACCTCTAAATGCACCCGGATGGATAGATATTACGGTTGAGAATGTACTGTCGTCGTTGATCTTAGGAGCAAAAGCTGCTAGTTCACTGACGTATTCTCCTGCTTGTGCCACAAATGAATATACCCTATTAAAGATTTTAATTTCGTATTCTGGTATAAAGTCTGTTCGATCTATAGTTCCATCTAACAGATCGACACTAACGTGCATGTCGAACTGTGCTCCGCCATATATAATTTCTTGGCCAGCTTCGGAATCTAAGTATGCTGCTAAGGTAAGTATTTGTTTGTCTATTTGATTGAGCTCTTCTTTAGAAAATGTTATCTTAAATAAGTGTGTGGTACCGTAGACTAGTTCACCGGTTTTTTCTAATAATTTCTGTTGCTCGGTGTCAAATAATATAACTCTAGGAGTCTTGCCCACAATACTTTCTTTTCTAGATTCGCTATTTCTAACATCGAACTCTATGGTATTATCAATACCTCTATATAGTTTTAATTTTCTAGTGTACACAGTCCTTAACTCCGTAGTGAATCCAGTTGAATCTGTCGAAACAGTTATCCTATTCTTCAATAAATATAATGAAATTTTTTGCATTTGGAATCTTATTGTATAAGTATATTTATGGTAAAATTAACAGAAGACATCAGAGAAAACTTTCCTTTTATATCAGTAGTACACTACGGAGATCAGGAATATGTAGGGGTACTGATCAATCAAGATCAGTGGGTAACTTCCATGTACGATTTTGAATTATTACGTACAGAGGAAGAAAAACGACGCCTATTAGAGCTTGGCGAAATTTGGTGGTGGGAAAGCAACAGACTAATTCCTATTAGTATTTTTCTTAGACAAGAGATGGTCGAGTTTCGTTACTGTATTTTTACCATGAATACTAAAGATGTAGAAGTGGTACTCGGACCAACTGTCAATTTACATAATATGACTGCCAAAAGAGCTAAACGTAAATTAATTCAAATGGTGCGAAAACGTTAACTATAGCCGTAACTTATCTGCTCACAAATTAAATTCATCTGAACTACAATAGCCATAGCATAGGCCACTGCGTGGCTCTTCTTAAAGTAATATTCACCGTTCACCGGCTTCGTCCATATCTCCATCCCAATCTCTGTCCAAGTCTTCCCAATTAGGTGCCTCTTTGCAGGGCGGATCAAACCTAAGAACATTGCCAATTCGTCTATAGTACGCGGCTTCATTTGTTTCAACATCGGCCCATACCCATTTAGGTGAAATAGTAAATCTGTGAAACTGCTGTCTTCTAGTAGGTCCCATAGCGGTTCTTGCTCCATAAGTTGTTTGAGATGCTCTTCGTTTTTTACACCATTATAAACACTGACATTAAGGAAATCTATTTTAAAATATCCGCGTTCTTCTGCTGCTTTATAATCTAAGGTTGACAAATTATTTTCAACGGTGGCAGGTATAGAAGTGACATACACTCCTGTATTGTGTGGTTTGAGATCTTGTCCATCTTTTCTAGATGCAACTACATGATCAAACAGTTTTAGTGCTTGTGTCCTATCAGCGAAATCAATGTCAATGTCTGGCATTATAAATCACCTTCTTCTACTACACGTTTTACAATGTCTAAATCAGCTGCATATGTTTTAAATCTTCGTGCCCAGAATTCCGGATTTACTACTTCAAAGATTATTCCTAATTGCTCGTCGTTGAATCTAGATAGGGTGTCTCTTCCTGTTTTAGAGTTTAATACTATCCAAGGACTAATTTTGCCGTCTTTAATATCATATACTACTCTGTTAAGACTAGCGTATTTAAAATAATGATTCCATTGACTACTGTTCTTTTCAGCCCAATCTATCATTGTAGATATAGACCTCTGCAATGCAACTTCTACTGGTTCTTTCTTTATTAAATCTAGAACATATTTATAGTAGAGTTCTTCTCTACACCAATGATCTAACTTAACTCCACTAGTAACAACATAGTCTACGTACCGATCCAAATAGAGAGGATTGACATTACTGAGGAAACTACCAAACTTAACAAAAGCATTATAGTAAGGACTTTTAGCAAAATCTTCATAAGTTTTTTGATTTTTAACCTTTTGTGTAATTTGAAAAAATCTAACATAGGCTTGATAGCCTAGTTGAACGTGTTTTTCAGTTTTAGCTAAATGACGTCGCTTTTGCTCGCACATGTGTACAGCCAAAGTAGATTCTTTGACATAGGCACTATCGCAGTATTGACACACATATGGTTTTACAACTGCTGTCACTTTTACTTTCATCTTTTTGTACTTGTCAAAAATATCCAAATTCATAGTAACTTTTTAATCTCATCGTCTGACATACCTAGTTCCCTAGCATATTCTTTGATATCACGTTTGTCGGTGATAGAAGCCATTAGCTCTAGTTCGTCGTCTTTGAGGTACGGAAATAATTGCTCTAATACTTTAATTATCTTATTGTCGCCGTCTTTCTTTTTAAAACCTATCCATTCATGGAAGTATATTTTCTTTTCTGCGTTTCCTGTCATGCAAATTAGATACCAAAGAAGTTTAGGATGCTTACTAAGACTGAAAAAATGCTTGTTAAAATATTCGTTGGTTTTAAATATCGCCAGTTCTTGTGCTTCTCTATCTGTGGTCTTGATGGAGCTAGCATAACGATTCAATAGATAAAAGCTAATTTGTTTTCGCTGTTCTTCTGTAAAATTATCCCATAGATCCCTGGCACCGAGATCAATTGCAGCCGTTTCGTCTTTTATCGATAATTTATCATTCATTGTCTTCTTCTTTAATAGTTTGATATATTAGTATAGCACGATCTAGTGCTTTTTGTAAAGAGGGATTGGTTTTTGCTGCTGTTAAAATTTCCCTCCAAGAAACACTTTCTTTGACCATCCGTTGATAGGCTTCATCAGGAGAAGCACCGTAGTCCCATCCTATTGCTCGGCGTTCGGTTGATCCGATTTCTCTAGCATAAACGACGCCGTTAGCTCGTTCATAAACATAAGTTGCACCGGGTGTCAACGACCCCATTTGTTGCCTTTTATTTGCCAAAATAGATATTCCTTTTTGTCGATCCAGTATGGTTCCATTATAGGTGTTCCGGGGCCTGTTATCATTCTAACACCGTAGTAGGCTTTTTTGCCCCACAACTGTTTACCGGTTAGAAAACAAGTTTGCGGGCGCCAGCAACGTTTTAACGTCCATGTTTGAACTTTGGATAATCCCCAATCTTCAGTTCGGGGTGATTGTTGCACTAGACTGTCTAATGGCATTATAGTAACTTATAAATGTCAATGACTTCGCTTTGGCGTCCAATATCTTTGACAAAATAAACGCATTCAGGTTTTTCACCGCGAGTTAATGGTACTGTTAATAATTGATTGTTTTTCACTTTAGGAAAATACCATTTGACGTCATTGTAGACATTAACAATCTCAATTGATTTATATCCGTGTCTAAATCCACTAAGCGGATTAAAACAAAACGCTTCAAAACCTCGATCATTTAGACTAGTCAGCGGTAGAACTTCAACATCTGTACCAACATCACTACAACCCACTGCTATTGACCAATCAATAGGCATAGTAATTTCGTGACCTCCGATATCTAAGACCATTGCAGGACTGTTAAAACTTTCCAAAAAGATCAGTGGAAGGAAATAAAAATCAGGATCGCTTGGTGTATTATTATCTAATACAGCAAACCTAATATCCTCCTCTAAATCATCTGGTATCTTACTTAGATCAAATGCTTGATCATCTAGGGTCAAAATAAACATAGTTCCTCTCTTAATTGTTATTATCCCATTGTACCTTTTCTATAGTAAAAGGATACTTAGCTTCTTTGTAGAACTTTTTTCGCTCAGTTAAATGCCTCTTGGCATACTTACAGGTACTGGTCATATCCCAGATTTGTACGAAGTCTTTGTCTTCTGCTTTTCTAATACCTCGTCCAATAGATTGGATAACGCGGACAAAGCTCTTTCCGGGTTCCAGAAGAACCAAGTTAAAGATCCTAGGAATATTAAGACCCACAGCGGCCACACCATAAGTCGCCACAATAACTTTATTAGTACTTGTCCGAATTTCATCATATTCTTCTTTTCTTTCATTTAATTTGACTTCTCCGCTTATGAATACAGAATCGGGGATTGCCGCCGCAAGATGTTTTCCGGCATCTAATCTATCGACTAATATTAAAGTGTTTCCGGACTCTTTAATAGCCATGCAGACTTTTGAAATATAATTCATTCGTTCAGTATCGGATACAAGATATTTTAATTCTTCTTGATAGGATCTAAATTCCCTAATGTCAATCAGTTGCATAACGTTAACATGACACTGACTTAGTACACCTTTTTCTTGCAAGGCGTGTGCAGAAATTCTATTGATTACTGGACCAATTGTTGCAAGAATACTGTGAAAATTGATATCTTCTTTAGGAACAGTACCAGTTAATCCCCATCGAATAGGAGCATTTGACAAGTTTTGACTTAGTAAATTTTTTAATACATCGGCCTTGGCCATGTGGACTTCGTCGACGATAACACAGGTCACACCGTCTAATAATTCTGCAAGCGTTAACACTTCTTCGTCAGTGACGCCTTTAGATTTCTTATCAAGGATGTTTAAACTTTGCCATGTGCAAATAGTATGCGTTTTGTTTAAATCTTTTCTATCGCCAAAATATACACCTACATCTAGCCCAACGTTTATATAATCTTCTTCTGTTTGTACAACAAGACCTTTGTTAGGAACAATAACTAATGTTCTACCATAGGGCTCGCAAAGAGCACTCAGAGTTGCTGTAATAATGGTCTTGCCAGCGCCTGTGGCAAGCTCCTGTAATCCCTGAGGATTTTGCATGAAGCCATTAATAGCATCCAACTGATAGTCTCGAAGGACAATGGGTTCACCTTCTTTAGGATGGCCTTTAGGCCATGTCTTACCTTTGTCTGCCCAATAGTTTTCTGTAATTTGTTCGAACTTAAATTTATGAGGATGCCGTAGATCTTCTACTTCTTCTACTACAATATCATTGTCTTCTAATATCTGCAACACAACATCTAAATGGTTGAGATAACCATTTCCGCCTAGTCCAAAAAAGGTTGTGGTACCGTCCCATCGACCTAACTTATATTGAGGCATATGACGAGCATATGGAAGCTCAAATTTAAGTGCATTAGAAATCTTTCTACGTATCTCTACTGAAAGTCTCTCTACCTTGATGTTAACTTCATCTCTAATTATTATTTTACAACTCGGCAATTTTCTTTGCCCCCTTTGCTCTACTGTGTCTCATTTGTAGTGATTTGTTATAGTAAAAAACAGTTTCAAAATCATTGAGATATGTTGACATTTTTCCGTGATCATGTGCTGATGTTATCACAGCAGTTTTAGGGTGCCAGTCTGCTGTCACCAACGGTTTAGGTATTCTGTTTTTGCTGATAATGACTGCTTGCGTATTAGATCCTATATAATTATTTAAGTGGTTATCCTTGACAAATTGGCTAAATT